CAACGACTCAAAGATCAATCGGTGGTACGATCATCTCACGTCTTTGGATGAACGTGTCACAAACGATGAGGGTCATATCACGACTATGCATGAGACCATCGGTGTACGCGATTTCGCATTTGAGTACTCAGATGCACGCATGGACGTACAAAAATTTTTACGTTGGTGTGCAGATCGTGTGTACTCATGGCGATCAAAACTGCGGGTGATGCGTGTAATGACGTGGTGTGATGTGCGAGACGTGCACGCAGTTTTAGGGGTTTCCCGCCAAAGAGTTTACGTGTTACTGGCAGGAATTCGACAGGATTACAAGGATTTTAAGACATTTCAGGCAGGATTATGATGACATTTGGGGTATATGACGTATAAATTAACAATAATCACACAAAATTATAGGTGAGTCACCCTCCGGGGTGCCCACTCAACCCATTAGGTTGGAGCAGTGGATATGGCTAAGCATGCAGGTGGACGCCCACCGTTGTGGCGTAGTGCCAAAGATCTTCGAAAAGCTATAGATACATATTTCGCTACCAGCTCTTTGAAATCCATGTCAGGGCTAACATTGGCTCTCGGTTTTCAGGACCGTGACGCTCTGCTTTCCTATGAAAAGAAGGGTGAGTTTTCGGGCACTGTAAAATGGGCACGCCTCAAAGTAGCACAGTATTACGAGGAGCAAGCTCAGCAGGTAAAGAATCCTTCCTTCCAGATATTCGCCCTCAAAAATTTCGGTTGGTCTGACAAGCAAGAGGTAGAACATAGTGGTACTATCGACGGTGTGATCAGGCTTCCCAATAAACTCCCCGTTGGATCCCCAGTAGTATGAAGTGGGACCCCTTCCCACGACAAGAAGCCGCACTCGCACGTTCTGAAAGAGAACTCTTATACGGTGGTTCGAGAGGTGGCGGTAAGACTTCCTGCGGTATGGCTTGGCTGATAGAGCCTGAGTATATCTCAAACCCTCGGTTCAGAGGACTGGTTCTACGTAAGAGCTTCAAAGACCTGGCAGACTGGGTATCAAAAGCTCGAGTGTTCATGCACGGCATGGCAGAAATCTTTACGATGCCTGCCGAGATACGTTTCCCTAGCGGGGCGATAATAGCTCTCGGTCACTGGGGTGATCCATCAGCAGTAGGCATGTATCTCGGTCAAGAGTACCAGAAGATACTCATCGAAGAGCTCACGGACGTTTTCGCGAACGAAGAAGATTATTTGAAGCTGCTCGGCTCCCTAAGAAGCTCCGATCCTACTCTGATACCTCAAGTATTCTGTACCACGAACCCGGGCGGTAAAGGGCACTGCGTACCGTATGGAGAGGTACTCACGAGTGCCGGGTGGGTGGGGATAGCAAACGTACGAATTGGGGATATGGTAGCGTCTACTGATGACTCAGGAGCGCTGTGTTATGTGCCTGTACAGCAACTGCACTCGAGTTATTACAGCGGTGCTCTGAAACAGTATGCCTCATCTACGATGGAGATTACGTGTACTCCAGAGCATAGTGTATGGAGAGTCACGGAGACAAAAACTGAGAGCGGTAGAGTGTACCACGCTCCCACTCCAATAAAGATGTGCGATGTGAGCGAGGTGACTCGGGTAGTACGAGCGTGTACAGCATGGCACGGTAACAGTATAGATAAGTTTTTAGTACCGTACGTATACTCTCGTACACAGAGGTACCCACAACCCACAGAGATCAGTGGAGATGACTACTGCGAGTTAATGGGTTGGTTTTTGAGCGAGGGCTGGGTGTTAAAGAGTAAGGGGTCTAAAGACAAGCGTTTTGGTATAGCTCAATCAAAACCAGACAACGTGGTAGTAATAAAAGCGCTGCTCGACAGATGTGGGTTTCATTACAGATATACTGGCAGCTGTTTCGAGATGTATAGTAACTCGTGGTACGAGTATTTCTCTCAGTTCGGTAAATGCAGAGACAAATTTGTACCCAGTATCATAAAACTAGCCACAGTCGAGCAGATAAGCATTTTTATAAAAGCGGCGATGTTAGGAGATGGGCACGGGAAGATATACTACACAACATCGCAGCGTTTAGCAGACGACATACAAGAGCTTGGTTTGAAAATTGGACACAGCCCGTCCATACAAAACAGGCAGAGAAAAAACAGAGTAGGTCTGTCGTACTCTATCACGCTACGAGACGGGCGTACAGGGTGGATGGAAAAGAAGGATATACAGGACGTACCATACAACGGAAACGTTTATTGCATAGGAGTACCAGGGCACAGATTTTTGCTGAGGCAGGGGGGTAGAGTTTTTCTGAGTGGCAACAGCTGGGTAAAACGGAGGTGGGTCGACTGTGCACACTCAAAAACGTACTACGATCCACAAACGGGTGCGACGAGAATCTTTATCCAGAGTAAAGTCGATGACAACCCAGCGATCACAGATAACGACCCCGCCTATGTCGCCTACCTGGACTCTTTACCTGAGCGTTTGCGTAGAGCCTGGCGTGATGGATCCTGGGACCTGGCAGAGGGCAGCTTCTTCCAGGAGTTTAATAAGGATCTAATGTTAGAGCCTGAGTTCCAGATAGATGAGACCAGTAGTCATCAGAGGCTTTTTGGCAGTATGGATATCGGAGCGAGCCATCACACATCGTTCGGGCTATGGTACGTGAGCCCAGATGGGTACATACACAGGATGATGACGTACTGTAACAGGCTCACGAGTATCAGAGACCACGCAAAAGAGATATACGATCAGATCAGTTCTCACCGTCCAACAAAAGGGTACTTTCCGAAGACGGTGTGGGTAGGCAGAGATGCCTGGACTACCAGTAAGATTAACGAGCTGACATGGAGAGCGCCGATCGATGAGTTTACAGAGCTCTGGAACGATAAGCAAAAGAAGGACGTACAGTTCGAGCAGGCGAACGACTTTAGGGCAAACGGCTGCATGATTATGCAGGACCTGTTCAAAGCGAGAAATGGCAAGCCACAAGTTTTCTATATAGACCGATACAACACTCAGTATGAAGAAGCAGTGCCATCCGTGATGATCAATCCTAATAAGCCTGAGGAGTATCTGAAGACTACCTCATGGGCAGACGATGTTTGTGATGAAGTACGCTACGGACTAGTAGGCATATATAGCTGGCTCACGGGTGAGCGCAAAGCAAAAGTTTTGAGAGCACAGGCTGCAGAGCTGATACCGACTCAGCAGCAAGATTGGTACAACGATCTTTAAGGAGGCACTATGGTCGACTCTCTAAAACATGTCCAAGAAGTCGGTCCAAACATGTTGTCGGCTATAAACATTATAGTGACTGGCATCGTGGCTATCGTGACTGCGCTACTGGGATATTTTGGTGGGCGCGTACATGAGATGCAAATAGTATCAAAGAAAGCCAAATGATTTACCCGTATCGATGCGCTATGTGTGGGGACTACCACGACGTGATAAAGCCTGCTGCTCTATCAGGACGTGAAGAGATCTGTCCTGTGTGTACCATAGCGATGACACGGATATACACAGCACCGCGTCTGAATTTTATGACGGTGGGTGTAGCAGATAGAGAGATGTGTGCTCGACATAAGATCGAGACCGGAGGAGAGCTGGTGCCGATAGGAGATTCTAAACCTAAAGCCGCGGCACCATCATTATCTAAATACCCTGACCTCCACGAAATATCTCAGGAGTATCATATAGATGGCTGACATGTTCGAAGGCCTAAAAGATATCAATTCGCCGATGGACCAGCCGAAGGTCACGGTGCCTGATGACTCTCGTGGTGATCAGTCGCCTGATTTCAAATTGGCTGTACGTCTTTACACACAGGGAAAACAGGTACGTAAAAATTACGATCAGGACTGGGACAAATGGTTGAAATGGTATCAGGGAGCACAATGGGACTGGCGCAGACCATCCTATAAAGCGTCCCCGTCCATGAATATCATACGTGCTACGGTACAGACTATCCTGCCGATCATGACGGATGCGTCACCTGATTTCGATATCAATCCTCAGGAGCCTAGTGATTATCAATTCGCTGACACAGTTCAAAAATTGGTGGAGAACTGGTGGGAGCGTCGGAACATGCAGCTCGTACTCACTACGAGCATACTCGACTCTCTGATATTCCCGGCTGGTGTAATGAAAATTGTGTGGAATGACGATCTCGACGGTATCGGGGATATAGAGTGCACACGCATCGACCCGAGAAATATTTATGTGGACGCTGATGCCACTGACTTTACAGACGCGAAATTTGTGATCGAAGAGAAATGGATGCCTACGTCTGAGCTAAAAGTAAAATTCCCTGACAAGGCCCAGTACATTACTGGATCCCGCACTGCTACAGACCCCAAGGCTGAGAAGCAGACGAGCAAATCTTTCAGCGGTGAGGTCACGCTACAGTCTCCTAACGATCAGGACATACCATTACAGAGCAATGGTGACGCTGACAAGAACACGTCATCTACAGCAGGGCAACTAAAGGTCGTGAGAGTATTCGAGTGCTGGGTGCGTGACGAGACTCTCGATGAGCAGGCTATCGAAGACAAAACTACGGGCGAGCAGAAAGTCATCCTAAAGAAAAAGTATCCGCGTGGTCGTGTAATCACCGTGCTCCCTGACAGCCGTGTACTCCTGCAGGCTGTAGACAATCCCTACGCTGACGGAAAATTCCCATATGTGCGTTTCGTTGACACAGTGATACCTGGTAGTTTCTGGGGTGAGGGCGAAGTAGGCCCCATCATGGAAACCCAGAAGCTGATTAATAAGGTCGGCGCGACTATCACTGACTGGTGCAATCGCATGACTAATGCGGTATGGATTATAGACGACGACTCGGGTGTCAATCCAGCCAGCCTCACCAATCAGGTAGGGATGATCATCCCTAAAAAGCGAGGCACAGAGGTCAGACGTGAGCAGGCCCCAGCGCTACCAAACGAAGTATTCGAATTCTATAACCTGCTCATGCGACTCATAGATCAGCAGAGCGGTGTGCACGATACCTCTCGTGGGCGTACACCTACCGGGGTCACGGCAGCCAGCGCTATACAGTCTCTACAGGATGCGGACCAAACTCGTATACGTTTAAAGGAACGAAATCTACAAGCGTCTCTAATACAACTCGGTTATATGGTGACATCACGGATGCTACAGTTTTATACGTCACCGAGAGTCGTACGTATCACAGGGGCACAGGAGTGGCCTGAG